CTGGCCCTGCATCGCGGCATCCTGTTGCATCATAGCCTCCTGCTGCATCGCCTGCTGTTGCATTTGTTGCATGGCTAGCATCTCGGGAGAGGGTAGGATCGCGTCGATGTCCTCGACCTCGAGCGCCTCGAGCACCCGGCGGGTCATCTCGTACAGGGCCTGCGGGTTCTGCATGATCAGGGGATTCGCCATGCCGAACTGGTACAGGAGCATGGCCTTCTCCTGCCGCTGCTTGGTCGTCGCCATGCGCGGGTCGGCGATCGGGAGAAGGCGGAGATCGGGAAGGAAGTCGTCCGCTCCAGCCACGATCTGCTGGAATGAGCCGCCGCCGATCACCGCGGCGTACTCGTCTTCCTTCATGTAGCGGCCGTTGAGCTTATAGAGCTTGCCCAGCTCGTCGCCCCACGACTCGAGCAGGAACTCCTGAACCGAGGTGAACATCTGAAGCGACTGGTCGACCAGGGTGGTAACCGTGGTCGGCTGCATCACCTTGTCCACGTCACCCGTTACGACATCCGTAACAGTCGACAGGCGCTTGCTCTCGTTCATCAGAAGCTGGATGGCTTCCGAGAGGGCCGGCGTCGGGCCCGGGAAGGTGAAGTTCTTGATCCCGCGCTGGATGTCCTCGTTGGACGCCTCGACTTTGCGGAACTTGCCCAGCTCAAGCGTGACGTCGCCCTTGCCCACGGCGAGGCTGGACGAGATGAACCCGGACATATTGCCGGCCGTCGATAGGGTGGCCGAGTCGATGAACTGCCGCAGGAGCTTGTTGACGCCGCTGTTCGGCTTCTCGAGCAGGAAGCCCAGGCCGAGACCGTAGAATCCCTCCGGGTTCGGCAGGAACTGGTAGTGGGTGTAGTACTCGACCGGGGTCTTCCCGGCGATCGGGGTACCCATCTGGTCGGCCTCGTAGCGCACGGTCAGGCGGAGCAGCTTCTCGCTCTGACGGCAGACATGCGCGATGTACGGCTCGGCGATGCCGTCCCCGTCGAGGTCGAGCAGGCGATGCTGCTCCAGGATCATCGCGATCCCGTCCTCCTCGGTCAGTTGCTTGGCGGCACCCTCCGCCTTCTGAGACGCCTGTGTAGGCGCGTCCTGGCCCTGACTCTGGTACGGCTCGGCTGGCTCGGTGAAATAGCCGAGCTTGGCGTAGGTTCTGGTTTCGTTGACCGACTTGAAAACCAGTTCGGTCTTGCGCTCGATCTCGTCGATGCGCCGCGGACCCTCGCCGTAATTGACGACCAGATCCTGCGCGCGAACATTGCGCACGCAGTTCTTGCCGAGGACAGGATCGTAGTAGGTCTTGGTGAAGACTGATCCATGGATAGCCACTCCGAGCAGGAGAGCAGCCTTGTCGCGCTTGTACTGGCGGTCCTTGACCGTCAGTTGCCACGACATGAACTTGCCCACCCTGTCGGCGCGCTGGAGCGTGGCGCCCTCGAACTTGCCGACCGGGATCGCCGTGACGGGGAAGCGGGATGGGAAGAAAGCCCTATAGGCGCGGGACTGGAACTGGTTGCACGCCTCCGTGAGCATGGGGATGCCCTCGGTCGAGGACCCCGGCCACGGCGGGTTGATCGGCTCGTCCATCTGGTAGTAGAGCTTCAGCCACTTGGCGTGCATCCGCAGCCATTCCTGGCGGGAGCGATCGTCGCGCTCGAACTCCTCGATGACCAGGGCCGCGACATTCTTCGCGGTCTCCTCGTCGAGCTTCGACGCCAGGTTGACCAGCTCGGGCGAGGTCTCGATGGACGCCGCCATGGCCTTGTCGGTGGTGACCTTCTCGGAGTCCCCGACTAGTTTATCAGCGTCCATTCATTCCTCAGGCAGGTGGGAACCCGTAAACTTCCTCGAACCCCTTAGAGTTACCACGACTTGCCGTCATGATGAAGGGCACCATCCCCGGACCATGGGCGGTGATATTGAGCAGGGGGTTCTCCTTGATCAGGCGGGTGAAGTCCTGGGCCTGGGCAAGAAGATCCCGATCCGTGAGAAACTCCTTCTCGATGCCGTTCGCCGCCACCTTGATCTGGAAGTATCTGTCGGTGCCGTCCGGGTTCTTCTTGGTCATGTCGAGCTTCGACGCATCGAAATGGCACGAATCCATCGCGTACGCCTCGACCGTGCGGTAGCCCATCATCCAGCCCAGACTGATCGCCCGCATCACGCTGGTCGAGCCCCCGGGAACGAGGTGGTGGTCCTTGGGAATGATTTCCTTTTCGTTGGCCCCCACCGCAGCGTGCCAACCCCAGACATTCGCCCCCTTCGAAAGCAGGCTGACGACCACGCTCGGGTCGATCATGCTCGCCGCCAGATAGCGCACTTCGGGATGCGGATAGGCCAGCATCTCCGCCCGGTCGTGCCCGTGGGTAGACGGCCCCTCATGGGGACGCGGGTCGAGCAGAACGCAGGCGAACGGGATGATGCCGTTCTCGATCAGCTTGTTGTGGCTATGCTTGACGCACCAGATCGAGGCGCCGATCGACTTCCACGCCCGCAGGGCCTCGAGGGTCTCCGGGAGGGCGAGACTCTCCCCCGCGGAAACCAGGATCTGCGGGGTCCGGTGACTGCCGCACGGCCTGATCCACTTGGTGATCTTCTGGAGGTTGGTCTTGATGTTCTCCCGGATCTCCTCCTCCGGCCGGCAGTTGCGCGTCTTCAGGACGACATTGCCGCTGAACGCCCCGCCGGTTAGCTTCTGGACCTCCTCCTTCGTGGAGGCATTCAGCGCCCAAACGGGAAGTGGAACAGAGCCGAAATAAGCCAGCGATACGCCGCCGCCGCCTTGGACAGGGTCGACCGGGCCGAACGCGCTGGCCGCCCGAATCGCCTGGTTGACGCCGAACTTCTGGGTGTCGGGGTGTCCGGCCGCGTCGGGGTGGTAGTAGTCGTCGAGGATGACGACCGGAGCCTTGATCGAGGCAAAGTCATGCCGGATCGTCTCCACCGAATGCCCGCCGTCGATGAATGCCAGGTCCGCCGTGGCTGGCGATGTCTGACGCAGGGTGTCCCACGTGTCCCCGGGGCGAAGAAGGTAATCGAACCACGGGTTCTCCGCCTTGAAGGCGTCCAGGTTCTGCCTGACCTCCGTCTCCGAGAAGTGGCGCTTGACGTTCAACTCCTTGGCGTCGATCGCCGGGGAGCCGGCCCCGAACAGGTCGTAACCGATATAGAACACGTCCCCGCCATGCGCCTTGTGCGCCGCGGCGGCCAGGATCTTGGCGCGCTCTCCGTTCCACGTCCCCACCTCGATGAACCGCTTCGGTGCGAAGTGACCGACAAGCTTGGTTAACAGATCATAGCGGTCCCTAAAGTGAACTTGTTCACTCTTTTTGTATTCAACCTTTCGATTACCCTTCCTGTGATCAAGATAGGGCCCGAGGGGTGACGGGGTGAAGGCGTCCAGACCCTCGGAGCGCGGGCAGAGATCGAACTTCCACCCCGCCGGCCATGTCTTGGCCAGTTCGCCGATCACATGACTGTCGTGCTGCTCGGCGTACTTCATCACCTTGTCGGTGATCCATTCGCTCACCACCGCCTCGAGCGTGCCCCTGCCGTTCAGCTTGAAGCCCATGAACCCGCATTCCGGGTGGTCCCAGGTCTCCCGGCGGGACAGGTAGACGAACTCCTTGTCGTCCGGCAGCCAGTCGGCGAGCGTCTCCTCGCTGATCTTCTGCCTGGTGACGACGTCGCCGTCGAGCCAGATGACCCACTCGGCGCCGATCTCGGTTGCCTTTTCGTTCCCCAGTTTGAGCGCGAAGATCTTGTGCGCGAACCGGTAGAGATCCATCCGGTAGTTGTAGCCCTTGGCGGACAGGTCCATGCGCTTGTCGGCGTGGCGATCGAAGAATTCCCTTGCGACCGGGTCCGAATAGATCAGGGCGTCCGTGACGACGAGCGCCCCGGCGTTGGCGGGCCAGTGCTTCTTGAAGCTCTCCTGCCACGCCTCTCCGTACAACTTCCCGCCCTCTTCCGACCAGCTCGTTACGACTAGATATTTCATCCGTACACCCAGATTCCGTCACGACGCACACGCGCCACTTGCTTGTAGTTCAGCCTGGCCAAGACATCCCCGAGACGCAGATCGCGCCCCGTGTCCTCCACGATGAGGACCGGCCGGCACCTGACCAGGGTTTCCTTGGCGCCGATCAGGACATCGCTCTCTGCGTCCTGCACATCGAGCTTCATCAGGCCGACTTCCGACAGGCTCAGATCATCCAGCGCCATCGCCGGATATGACCCGATCCTGGTGTGGTCGATCTCCCCGGCCCCGGTGTTGGGGTGGTCGTCGAGCTTCATCGCCATCCGCACCGGCTCGCTCCACAGCAGACAGTTGAACAGCCGAGCCTTCGTGGTGTTCTGGGCAAGGCAACGGAAGTTGTCGGCCTGCGGCTCGAAGGCGTAGACCTCCGCGAACTTCGCCTCCATGCGCCGGGTGAAGATGCCGACATGGGCCCCGCAATCGACCGCAACCCGCCAGTCCCTCACATGCGGCAGTGCTGCGTCCCAGACATCCTTCTGGTAATCGCTGGCGGATTCCGGGCGCCAATGGGAGTCTCTCGGCGGCAGCTTCATGATCACTCGCCGCCGCGCTCCGCTACCGCTGCAAGAACCTTGAGCTTGCGTGCAAGATCGAGCTTCTCCTGGAGCTTGGCGATCAGGCTGTAGGCCGACTTCTCGTCGATCCTGATGTTGACCTGTTGCCCGTTCGGGGATGCCGCCGCCCCCGTGCCGCTGACGAACAGCTCGAGATCGTCGCCGGCCATGGCGACGTGAATCCACCTGTCACTCATTGACGAGATCCGGGTTGTGCTCCTCCATGCCATCGGTGAACTGACCGGTCTGCCGCATCATCGCGTAGAATTCCGACATCCAGATCTGTCCATAGGGCACGTTCCTCATGTGATCGAACCAGGGGCCGCCGTCCGTGAAGTGGAGAACCTTCGGGTAGCGCACGCCGCGCGTGTGCCCGACAAGGAAGTTCCACTCCGCGGGCAGGCTACCGATGAGATCCTCCTTCATCCAGGAGAAGGAATGCAGCCACGCCCCCGGCCATGAATTGACCACGGCGGGAGTGAGCTTGCGGTTGATCTCGTGCCCGCAGTTCCACAGGATCACCGAGGACCAGTTCTTGCGCCAGTATTTGGTCTGCTCGCAGCCGTCCATCTTCTCCTTCTCGGTCGGGTGGAAGTCGTGCTTGACCACCATCGCCGCGTACTTGTCGTCGCGCATCGCGAAGAGTTCGGCGATGTCGGCGCGGAAGAGGACGTCGCAATCGGCGAACAGCGCCCAGCCCTCGTATCCAGATAGATACGGAACGAGGAACCGGGTGAACGCGAATTCCGTGCTGAAGGGCTTGCCGTCGCGGACGTCCTGGAAGTTGCCGGTCGGGCCTTCGATGCGCCACGGCCGATCGAAGACGCCCTGCTGACGTAACGCCTTGTGCTTCAGGGGTACAACGTGCAGCGCGCTCTTGGTGTTCTTCTTGAGCGTATATTCAGCCACGCTGTAGGCTTGGGTCTCTCTGGAGTCCCAGCCCAGATATATGGAAAATACGTCGTCGTTCACAGTCCGTCCAACTTAAAAAGGAGGAGCCGCATATCCGCGCAAATCGAGATGAGGCGGCGCGGCTTGGGAGATGGGGTGCGGGCAGAAACCCCGTGGATAGAAGCGGGTCCGTTCACAAAGAAAACGCCGTTGTCGCCTCGATATGGGACTGTTCCCGCCAGCTTTAGGCGGTCGGTCTCCTCTTC